ATATTTGGAATCATACTCAGGTTCCTCATATATTTTCCAGTTCCCAAGGCGGTCGGGCTTGAAATTAGCCGTTTTTCCGTCGGTCTGGACGCTCATAGTACCCATTTTAGGCTTAAGATCATTCGATATCTTGACCATTTTATCAAGGTTTCGAACATGGAACCGTGGGCGGGATGACATTAAGAAACATTCCTCGGCATCACTCGGATATTCCTGACGGAATTTAGATAGATCACCATTACATTTGTCCTGGAGGACTCGTCTGCGCCAATGCAATTGTTCATAGCCAACATCAAATCTTTCCTGCTCCTCTTTTTCATCTTCCGTCATGGTATCCTTGAAATCCTGAAGATCAGAATCAGAATTAAATGGGATAACGGAGTCTTCAAATTCATACCATGCGGCAAATATTTTAGCCCATTCATTGTCCTGTACCCAAGTACGATAAAACCAACCATTTGGGCCGTTAGGAGTGGAATCGGCCACCACTAAAGATACATTATCTCCGTCATATAGAGATTGTAAATATCCCAAAGCGGGGTCTCTTTCTCCCTGCATAGGCCAGAATGCAACCTCGGTCATATTACCCACCTGAATCGTACCGGATCGTCCCGCATTCTTGGATCCTGCGGTCTCTTTTCCGTAGGCCGATTTGCTTTTTAATTTGATTAAGTCCGCAAGGTTACCGCCGTCGGCTAAAGATCCTCCTTCTTCGGTCCAGGGGAAATGGTCGTACTCCGCATATCGGCGGTATATTTCGAAAACCTTGTCACTGGTACCGCTAATATCCCCCATCAAAGATCCGGCAAGATTTTCATGCTTTCTCATGTGATGATATGTCAAAGCCTGCGCACATGTACTCGCACCCTTCTGACGAGGCTTTAATATGATCATTTTACACGGTTTATCCTCTATTTGACATTTCCGGTAGTGGGCAAACATACGCTTTTGAAGCGTATTAGGCTTAGGCTTGATGTCCTTGCCTCGTTTATCCTTAATTACCCCAAAGGTACTAAACCAAATCTCGGGATCTATGCGTATTAAATTTTCTAGTTGCTCGGTATTTTGAGTCATTGAATTGGGTTGGGCTTGTGAGTGGGGCTGTCGTCCATCTTTACGTCGTATTTGTACTCGTATTTATAATGATGATAGTTATGAACCGTGCATGCCGGGATGCTTAATAAGACTATGATTCGAATTAGCACTTCCAGCGGGCTCGGGCTGCTTTTCCTCGTTCTCCAGTCCAGCTTTTGGAGCGTGCGCAAAATGATTTCCGTCTACCGGCCGCTTTACTGCCCTTCTTTACCTTACCTGTGACCGCAGTCTTGAGCTTGGATCCGGGATTAGCTTTGCGATATGCCGCTACCCCCTTCTTTGTCATACCAGCCCCAGCTTTTGCGGTGCGGTAATTCGCTCCTTTACCCTTAGTAGTCTTCCGTATGGGTTTACTTGGTTTTCTTTTTGCGGGCATAGCTGGCCTTTTTCTTACCGGGCATGTTCTTGATAGGCTTTTTCTTGGCCGATGTTTTCTTTTTTCCGTATGTTCTTCCGAATCCTGGCATTATTTATTTCTCCTATTCATTGCCCGCGCGAGTTTCTGACGCTTTGCTACTTCCGCGGGGGTGTTCATAAATTTAATTTGTTCTAGGCTGTGCATTATTCATCCTCTATCTCATCCAAGAATTCCTGGTCGGGCTCGAATTCTACTGTGGTATTGCAGAATCTTTCGATTACACCTATCGCGAGATGTGACATTTCTAATTCATCTAAGTCTGACTCCTCCCACCAACGGACAAAGACCGCCGATAGTTCGTGTTCAAACTTTTTTCCTGGTCCTATATCTTTGTCTTGGTTCATAAAGTTCCTCCGGTCATGTTCGCAGCTGGAGATACTCCGGTTCCGGGTTTTGTTGTGTAATACTTGTGATTTCCGTACTGGCCTAATTTTCTAAGTTTTGGGCTTTTTGACCAATCAGGGCTTACTTTGTCTGAGTGATAATGATCTGCTGCTCCGAATATTTCTTGAAGTTCGTCCGGTAGCGACTGGTTTGATATTTCGTAAGCTTGCCGAAACTGCTCATCTTCTGAATCCTTGGATAGTGCTTCCATCTTAGCTTTATTGGGATCCCCCTCGTTCCAAGCACTGAATTGTTTGCGTTGGCGTGTCACATCAAACACGTTATCCGGCCAGTTGTAAGTACCTCCGGAATTCGCTCTATTTTTTATAACATTCTGAATTAGATGCATACCGTCCTTACCCTGGTTTCGTCCTTCACCCCAAGAGGTTCGGGCTAACGCGAGCCGCGCTGGTTCGTCTGTGTCTTGAGTTTCCAGTGGGTTTACATCGTCTTTATTGTAAGCATCCATAACTTCGTATGTTTTGCTTGAATTAAAGTGCTTTTCGGCTTCTTCAGGACTCATTTTCGATCTCCAAAGGGGCTTCTTTTACTGATTCTGCGTAAACATCGACAATTTCGTTCAAATCCATGCCTGATTGTCTAAATCGGGACATGATTTCGGCCGGAGAAGCGCTTTTTTGCGTCTCATTGTTGATATTTATCTCGGCTCGGGTCGCTGGTTTGCCAAATCCGTACTCTAACATCAATTTTGCTGCGGTTATACGGATCGTATGAGCGGGTGTTTCTGCATATTCCACTCCCCTTTCGCCATCTGCACGGTTTCTGCGGACAGTTTGGTTCGCTTTTAATCCTTCACGCAAGGCAACCATTGCTGCATCAAAATCATCATCGTGAATGAACTTGTGAACATCTTCTCTCAATCTTGTTACTTGTTGACTAGGCATAAATTTTTTCTGATATGGGTTCCCTTTTGTATAACAGAGTACCTTTTTGGTACCCCCCACACCACCGGATGGGGGTGGGTGTTTTGCCTGTTTTAAAATGCTAAAACGGGATTCTAACCCTAAAACACTAAGATCTACTCAATAAACTTCTCATATGCCTGATAGATCATGCCTTCGAAAAGATAGTTTTTTATTTCTGTGATTGATAGGCGACTGCGAGTGGTAGTGATAGTGGTACCCCGGGAGAGGTGGGGGGTACGCCCGGCTCTGTCGTGGTGGCACTAGTGATAGTACTCGATAGTCGCGAGGCAGATACATAGTCGCTACACTTCCTGTGGAGTGAGTGTGTATGTGACTAGTAGTCAACGACTTAGGTCGGCTGACGCAGTGGATTCAGAATCCAGTTACGGTTGAGGAGAGCGAGGCGTCGGGAAATGGTACATTTCGCGTCCCTCGGTCCCTCAGAGTCTGGAGTGTGAATTTAGTGTGGCAGTGGAGATAAGTCAAAGGTTGACTCGGACCAAAAAAAGGGCCACAGGCGCAAGCCTGTGACCCTTGGTCCACTGTACAATGCGACCTGCGGGCGCGTACAGTTTATTATCTGTGTAGAGGATTACTTATTGTTAAGTGGCTTCTATGCAGGTTAGAGTGATCAACTTGTTGATTACTTTTTAGCGATGCGGTCGAGATTGGCGTAGCCATTCACGACTTTGAAGGAGGCGGTGAAGGCGTCACCTTTTTCGAGGTCTGCTTTTGTAAGCTTGTCGTCAAAAGCACGGCTGAGTTTATCTCCATTGGCAGTCTTGACTGTGATGGAGTGGGCGGGTTTGGTGATACTTGTATCAACGGAGCCGACTATACCGTAGTGGATTAAGTTATCGTTGAGGTCGGAGACCGAGAGGATAGCTGATCCGCTTGAGGTTTTGATTTTGGAGTCGAAGGCTTCAAGATCTTTTGTACTTACGAGATGTGATTTATTCATATTGAGTATGTTATTTTGTAGTTAGTGTTTGAGTGAAAGATTTCATTCAATACACCTCATGTAATGAGGAAAAACTAACTTAGTTTAGAAGAGAGAGGCTTAAATGATAGTATGCTAGCGGACGGCATTGACTCGGTATAAAAAAAGCCCCGCCAGCGGATGAGGCTGACGAGGCGTGTGTATTGGACTAACTACTTAACAAAGGGGTTATCGTATGTATTCTCTTTCTTTAAGGTAATTCTCGAAGTCTAATTCGAATCCGGCTAGCCAGGTGGGTGATGATAGTGCGTCAGCCATTTCTTTGCACATATCGGCGGCTGATATTGTTTCGTCGAGA